GCTCTGCTTTCAACAACAGGAAGAGGCTTTTTATTAGTGCTAACTTCTACTGTTTTATATAATGATTTCTCTTTTGTGCTCATGTCTATATTTACCTACTTATTGTGGACCTGAAATTGGCTGATCTACACCCTTTCCTGCTTCAATGTTTGTTCCTGCTGGTTCTGTAGTTAATGATGCTTTTGGTGTAAGTTCACCGTTAACTAGTTTACTGTAAAAACCTTTACCTATGCCAATACGTCTACTTGTTTCTGCACCGCCTTGATTAGCATAACCAACTGCTTTTCTAAATGATTCGCCTAATGCAGAAAAACTAGATTCAGCTGGACTAATACCTTTACTTGCAATATAAGCAACAGCAATTTTAGTTGCAAAAATTGGGTCGTTAACTAAGTCAGGATTTTCTACAATCTCAGGAGTACCTGCTTTTCCGCCATATGTTTCGTAGTTTCCTTTAAAGGTTAACTGTATTAAACCTCGACCTCTATATTTGTATCCTTCGTCTTGTGCATTACCATAACGTCCACCATATAATGTATTACCTATTGCGGCTGGACCTGCATTCGCAAGTTCTTGAGCAAACGCATCAGTTTTAACACGACTTGGATATACTTGACGCAGACGTCTAGCACTATAGTTTAAATTTTCGCTTCGTGGTTTAAATCCACATTCTGCTTGAGGTTGTGCCATAGCCATTGCAAGATATTCTGCATTTCCTGCTGTTACTCCTTCAGGATTATTGTCTGGGTTTGCACTATTCAAACATGTAGCAGGATCAAGTCCAAGTTTTGTTATTAATTCATTTAAGAAAAATTGCTGAAGATCAGTTACTGGTACAGGTTTAGCAGGTTGATCTCCAACTGGTCCTACTTCTCCTGGAACAACTGTTTGTGCGCCATCAACGTTTGCTCGTTGTCTGTATTCGCCACTTACTGGTTGTTCATCTCTTGCATCGTTAACTAACGGAGTTGTTTCTCTTAATGTAGGACTTGGTGAAGTTATTGGATTAGTTTTACTTGGAGTAAAGACTAATGGATCTAAACTTTCATGTCCTAACCATGGTTCGTGTTGTGGGACTCTAACAGGGAATAAAGCAGGTGCTGCTACTAATGCTTGAGATGCTTCTGTTGCTTCTGCCGCAGAAGTTGCTTCTGGGCCACCGTTAGTTTGACCATTCATGTGTATTTCTGTCGCTGTCTCAACATGATTGCCACCACTTAATATTTGTGTGTCGCCTTCGGCTGTAAAATAATTATATCCCGGTGTATTAAGATCTAAGTTTGCTTGTTTATCTTTTCTATCACCCACAGTAAGAATATCAAGTGTTGCCTTACTTGTTATAGAGTGAGCGTCAGTAACAATTAAGTCTCCTGATCCGCCAACAAATAATTTTTGATTTGCACCAACAAACTGATCTAAATCTGCACCAACATCAATTTTACTGTTAACTCCAATTTTTACATCACTGTTTACAGCCGCTGTCATTTTATAATCTCTACCAGCATTTATATTAACATCTCTACTTGCTGACATGTTGATATCTCTATCTGCACTTATGTTTAAATCAACTGAAGTTCTAATAGATATACTATCGTCTGCAAAAATATCAATTTTACCATTGGACGACATTTCAATCCACGAACTTCCTCTAGCATTACCTATGTAAATTAAATCTTCTGAATTGTGTAATAATATTTGATGACCTGTTCTTGTACGAAGTCTTACAGACTCATTAAATGGTATTGTGGGCAATCCGTCTGTTTCGTCTTGTAAAACATCAGCATATTGCGAAGGGCCTTGCCCTGCAAAACTTTTTCTTAAAAGTTTGTCGTCGCCATCATCAAACACTAATGATGTTCCGCCTAGTCTTGCTGAATGAATATTATCTCTTGCGCCGTGTAATCCTTGTGGTGATTTAGGTGCGCCATCTCTTTTATCTAATGGACCTGGAGTTGATATACCAAATACCATACTAGGAACTTCACGCCTAGCACTTGCACTTGATATGCCTCGTATCTCATCACGGAGTAATCCTTGAGCACCGAGGGTTATTTCAAAGTCTTTATTAACAGGCTTTAAATATGTACTAGGAACATTACCTGAAACTACGCCAGGAACGGCTTTATTAAATTCGCCAACTGGAAGTTTTTGAGTAGTGTCTTCGTTGTTAAACTTTGATCCTGGTCTAGATTCAGGAAGTGTAAAGTTCATATACATGTCTTGTACGCAACCTATCCAGTAGCCGTTACTGATATTGCCTTCAACAAATATTACTATAACTTTAGTACCAACATCGGGCGGTACAGCCCAAAAACCAGATACTTGCTGTGTGTTTTGATATGTATCGTTTTTATTATTTCCGTTAAGAGGAGTACTATTATAAAAAGGTGACATATACGAAACTGTAACAACTTGTCCTGTACGCTCTGGCTGGTTACCAGAAGAAGAATTTTTTAATAATTCAACTTGTAATGACCCCATAAATTTAGTATCAAGATGACTTACAACAATCGCTTCATAAGGACCTGGATTAATAGGTGCCTTAGGTAATACTGATCTTCTTTCTTGTGCCATATTATCTAGCCCCTATGTAACCTGAGCCTTCGCTATTTTGCGAAGTACTAGCATCACCCTCTTTAATAACTGTTTCAGTATTTGGTGCTACTGATTCATTAGTGTCGCTTTCTTGATTAAGCACTCTAATAGCTCTTAGGTTTTGTTTAAACTGGCCTGATGCAATGGAGTTTTCTACTTGTAGTATTCTGTATAGACCACTAAATGCTTTTACTGGTTGTGTATCTCCAGGAAATTCCATGCCGCCATCGTCTTTGTAATCAATTGGTGTTCTAAAATTTAAATTCATCAAAACTTCGTTTTGTTCATGTGACGGCGTATTATCAATAGTAAGAGATTTTTTAAATAATGGATTCGGTAATGCAGAATAATTGCCTTGTCCGCTGTCTGCCATAAAGAACGGATCTCCCATTATTTCTAATTCAATGGTTAGTAAGTCTACATCTGAATTTACTAGTGCTTCGTGAAAGTCTCTTGCAATTCTAACTGCTGTAGTATTTGTTCCTCTACCACCACCTGAATATCCGCTATCTTTAGCATCTGATTGTAACGACTGTGACGACCCACTATCGCTTTTTACTCCGGCTACACCGTCTGCTGTTTTAACTTTTACAGATTCGTTTGGTTTTGCAGAATCCACAGCATTTAATTTTTCAGCAGCTGACCCTTCTGCAATATCTGCTGATATTGATTTATAGTAAGCATTGTCAAGTTTAATTTCAAAATTTAATATATCTTTATTTAGGCCAGTATAGATGTAGTTGTATTCTTTAACAGCTCTTTTACTTCTTGCTTTAATCCCTGTTGCTGGTGCATTAGGTGCTTTAAAAATCGATGCATCTACAAAATAAGGATATATTCTATAAACATAAAGTTTAGGATGTTCGCCAGTTGCTGTTGCTGCTTCTTTATCTTCGTTTAAGAAAACTTGTGTATCAATTCTAAACCAAGGTATTTCACCATCTGATCCTTCTTTAGCAAATTCTGCTATTGCTTTTCCGTAATCACTTACTAATATCAGTTCTTCTATTATTCTTTCAATCGATGTACCTTTAGCAAACGTAAATGTTTTAAAGTCGTTACTAATTGATAACTTGTCGCTTCTATATACTTTTTTGTCTTTGTCATATGTAAACTTAGACAGTCCAAAAGGAACATCACCTTGATCAATAAAACTTCCTGTTATTTTTGATGTGCCAATTTTGTTAGCATTGTCAATAGAATCTGCTTGTTTCTTAACTGCTTCTTCAGTTGCTGTTTGTTTTTTACCAGCGGTTAATGCTAAAATTTTACTCCTAAATTCTGAAAAGTTTTCTGGTACCTTATCATCGGTGCCACTAACACTTTCATATAGTCGTTGCATATATTCATCTTCAGTTACCGGTGCTCCAGCTTCAGATGTTAACTGAGCTAATGAAGCAAGTTCTTTTGGAAATAAGAATACATACTGATCTGGTGATTTAATTTGTTTTTTATCTTCTTGATCTAGAAGTCTTTCATTAAGCACTGTTGACAAACCTTGAGCACCTGTTTGTAGTAGTGTTAACATGTTATCACCTGTTAGAACTGTATCTGTTTTAACTGTTTGTATTTCATCTGTTAGTGCGGTTTCGTTCCAAGCCACAGCTCTAACAGCATAGTGACTACCGCCTTGATCAACTGTTAGTGACGAGTTAATTAGTTTAATTGGAAAATGTCTTACTTCGTTTGTAGGAATAACTTTGCCATCGTCGCTGTATCCTACAAATCTAATACTTAATAAAAAAGGAGCTCTGTTGTATGCAGAATCATCACCGTTAGCGTCTTTAACTGCTTTCTGTAATGTTTGATAAAATAACCCCATACTATACGGTTCAGTTACTTCAAATGATATCGAAGTAGCATTAGTAGTTCGTGTTCGTGATGTAGGCATAATGATTGTTTTTATTTCAACATTATCAATAAAGTATTCTAATTGTTTGTTTGCACTTTCGTATGCTGTTAAGGCTTTCTTTGCTCCAGCACCACCACCAGATTGTAAAACAATTGAAGCGCCTGAACCAGTAAGCCTATAAGTTGCATCTGGATTATTAACTTCAAACGGACTAAGTGCTGATAATGTAATAATAGTATTTGAACTAGCAAATTTTTCTAGTGTATTCGGTAATGGCAAATCGCCAAGTAAAGTTTTAAAAAAGTCTTCAGCAGATTGGTTACCGCTTTCGTTACTTTCTTGAGTTGGCTTTTCTGTCTTTTCCTCTGCGGGAGGTGTTCCACTGCTAACTTCTATGTTTCCGCCATTGTCAGCCAAGTTATACTCCTAAAAGTCGTTTTAATTTAGAATCCTGCGGAAGATATATTTCTGTGCCTGCAATCATATCATAAATTGGATCTTTAATTACATCCATATTACGTTGTGCAAATACCCACCATAGTTTACTGTCTCCATATACATCATATGCTAGTAGATCTGGCCTATGTGTATATTGTGGTTGTATAGTATATAATACATCATCAGACTCTTTTGGAACAGGTCTGATTTTTAAAATTCCTAGATATTCCTCGCCTTCAATTTTAGTATTGTGCCAAGGACTGCTTGTTGTGTAAGTTGCCATTAAATGTACCCGCTATCGTTTCCAATATATCCGCCATTAATAAATGACTTCATACTAAATTGTTGTGTTTTACTACGTGAGTAAATTGGTGATAATGTAATTGCTACCTGACTTTGTGTTGGTACAAAAGAATAAGTTTCGTTACCTTCTGGAAAATCTGTTTTTAAGTAATCAACATCAGCAGGCATATCAACTGTAAAGTTTTTAATAATACATGAAACATTGTTAAACACAAAATCACCGTAACCATTTAGTTTAACAATAGGTGGCGGATTACCTGCATTATCTCCTGCACCATAAAACATTTTAGTTACAGTTCTTAGATAATGTACAGCGGCACACCAGTAACGTGCTTCTTGTGCATTTTGTACAAAAAAGTCACCTGTAATAACCATGTCGTCCACTTGTGATGCTTGATAGTTATAAAACGGATAATTAGTATGTATAGGCTGCAATGCATTATAGTTTGCACTATGACTCATTAGTATTGTAGGAGTATAAGGAAAACATAAGCCTCCAGTTTTCTTTAAAGGAGCAAAAGCATCACTATCTATGATCGACGGAATACTTAATTTGACACGCCAATCGTTGCCTTCATCTTCTTTAATACTCGCTGTTGCAAACTCAGCTTTTAATGGATCACTACTAGGTCCTTTACGTAATAACTTTCCAAGACCCGTTGAATCGGCAATATCCTCGAGAGCGCCTTTGCCAGCGTCAACGAGCGAGTTTCCTGTTTTGGATAAGTCTTTAACAAAACTTGATCCGGCTTTTTGTAAATGTGAGCCAATCGACATATTACTCTCCTATATAAAGTATTTAGTTGACTTTATTAACAGAGTAGTTTATAATAGATACTAACAACTGGAGAAACTATGAGAAAAGTAAATTACTTAAACAATAAAGATATTTTAAAAGAAATACACAAGTCTAAATCAAAATTTAGCAGTTTTACCGATGATTCATACGCTCAATACGACATTATACTTCCGTCTATTGAAAAAATTAACATTAGAACTATTGCTGAAGCAAAACGCAATAAAGCCAAGCGATTGCAAGTAGAAGCATTTGATGCCGCTAAGTTAGCAGGTATAAAGTGTAAACAAGCAGAGTTTGAAGTCGACTATAGAAAAATTACCAAATATGAGCTGATTTTTAGAATTATGACTTTTGACCATATACCAGAAGAGTTAGGTCGAAAGAAGAATCCAAAAACTATTGCTGATACTAAAGTAAAACTAAACTTTCCTCCATATGTTCATTACAAGTTTAACGACAAAGATGAACTAGAAATGGTAGGAAAAAGCCATTGGGTTGGCGGCATGAGTAACGGATACTTTTCTAAAGATCATACTCAAGTTACAGAAAAACTTGCTCGCATGTGGATGAAACTTGTAGATCGCTATGCTACTAGAGGTAATGTAAGAGGATACACATACAACGATGAAATGAAGGGGCAAGCAATATTACAATTATCACAGATAGGACTACAATTCGATGAATCTAAAAGTAATAATCCTTTTGCTTACTATACCGCTGCTGTTACTAATTCATTTGTACGTGTCATCAATATCGAAAAGCGTAACCAAAATATTAGAGATGATATTTTAGAAATGAACAACATGAATCCTAGTTATACAAGACAACACGCAGGCGACTGGGAAGCACAGCAAAAAAGAGAAATGGAAAAAAATCAGGCCAAATAGGGGCTTGACATTTCTCTACATTTACGTTATACTATTAACTAAGATTAAAGGACTTTATTTTGTTTAAAAAAGCTGCTGTCTTTACAGACATACATTTTGGACTAAAAAGCAATAGTCGTTTGCACAATGAAGATTGTGAGGCGTTTGTTGACTGGTACATAGAAACTGCAAAAGAAAACGGATGTGAAACCGGTATCTTCTGCGGAGACTGGCACCATAATAGAAATAGTCTAAACTTAACAACTATGGATTCAACTATCCGTAGCATGGAAAAACTTGGAAAAGCATTTGACCAATTTATCTTTTTTGACGGTAATCACGATTTGTATTACAAAGATAAAAGAAATGTTAATTCTACTGCCTTTGCAAAACACATTCCTGGTATAACATTTATCGATGAATTTACAGTAATTGAAGATGTTGCTATTGTGCCGTGGCTTGTTGGCGACGAATGGAAGAAAATACAAAAGTGTGATGCAAAGTATATGTTTGGCCATTTTGAATTGCCAAGTTTCTATATGAATGCTCTTGTAAAAATGCCTGACCATGGCGATTTACGTCCTGAGCATTTTAAAAATCAAGAATATGTGTTTAGTGGACACTTCCACAAAAGACAACAACAAGGCAAAATACATTACATCGGTAATGCTTTTCCTCACAACTATGCTGATGCATGGGATGACGATAGAGGAATGATGATACTAGACAGAGAGAACGATAAAGAGCCCGAATTTATTAATTGGTCTGATTGTCCAAAGTATCGTACAGTAAAACTAAGTCAATTACTTGACCCTGATGCAGATATTATTAAAAGTAAAATGTATCTAAGGGTTACTATAGATGTTCCTATTAGTTATGAAGAAGCAAGTTTTATAAAAGAAACATTTATTAATCAACACGGATGTAGAGAAATTAGTTTAATAACACAACAACAAATCGAAGAAATGTCTACTGAGCTTGATATACAACAGTTCGAAAGCGTAGATCAAATTGTTGCTGGAGAAATCTCTGCACTTGATACAGAAAACTTTAACAAGAAAACGCTATTGGATATCTATAACGAGCTATGATAAAACTTAAAGATTTAACCGTCAAGAACTTTATGAGTGTGGGTAATCAGACCCAGGCCGTAGACTTTAATAAAGAACAACTTACCCTAGTGCTAGGAGAAAACTTAGACCAAGGCGGCGACGACAGTGGTAGTCGTAATGGTACTGGTAAAACTACTATCATTAATGCATTAAGTTATGCATTGTATGGCGTAGCGTTAACAAATATTAAACGTAACAATCTAATTAATAAAACAAACTCTAAGGGTATGTTAGTTACGTTACACTTTGAAAAAAATAATGTTGACTACAGGATAGAACGTGGCCGTAGTCCTAACGTTTTAAAGTTCTATATTAATAATCAAGAACAAGAGGCTATCGACGAATCACAAGGTGATAGCAGGCAAACACAAAAAGACATTGATGCTTTATTAGATATGAGTCACGATATGTTTAAGCATATTGTTGCACTTAATACGTATACAGAACCGTTCTTAGCAATGCGACAAAACGATCAACGTGCTATTATTGAACAACTGTTAGGTATTACGTTACTATCTGAAAAAGCAGATCATCTTAAAGACGAAACTAAAAAAACACGTGATGCTATTGCAGAAGAAACAATGCGTATTAATGCAATACAGTCTGCTAACGAAAAAATTGAAGAAACAATTAGTGGTTTACAAAGTAAGCAAAAAGCATGGCTTAGTAAACGTACTACAGACGTTGTTAAGTTAAAAGAAGGAATCGACGAATTAGAGCATTTAGATATTGATAAAGAGCTCGAAAGTCACGAAAAATTACAAAATTGGACTGAGCATAATAACTCTATTTTGGCTCTTAAAAAAGAATTAAGCACACTGGAACCTGCATTAGTACGTGCTGACAGAGCTGTAGAAAAAGCAAAACAAGATGCAGATGACTTAGCCGATGGTACATGCCATTCTTGCGGTCAGGATCTTCCTGCTGATAAAAAAGCAGAGATTGCAGAGCGTAAAAATAAAGAACTTGAAGATGCTATGTCCTATGCACAGGAAATTAATGCAAAATGTAGTGAAGTTATGTCTGCACTTGATAAAATAGGTGACATTAACGGAAAGCCTACAACGTTCTACGAAACAGCAAAAGAAGCATATGATCATAGACAGAATGTTAATGCTTTAAAGAAGGCGTGGGAATCAAGAAAAGACGAAGACGATCCATATCAATCTCAAATTGATGATCTTAGTAACACAGCAATTCAAAAAATTGATTGGACGCCTGTGAACGATCTTACTGATTTTAAAGACCATCAAGAATTCTTGTTGAAACTATTAACAAACAAAGATAGTTTTATTCGTAAAAAGATTATTGATCAAAATCTTGCATATCTTAACAATAGGTTAACATATTATTTAGATAAACTAGGACTTCCGCATTTAGTAGTATTCCAAAACGATCTAAGTGTAGAAATTACGCAACTCGGACAGGATTTAGATTTTGATAACTTGTCAAGAGGTGAACGTAATAGACTAATACTAGGCATGAGCTTTGCATTCCGTGATGTTTGGGAAAGCCTATATCAAAAAATTAATTTAATGTTTATTGACGAGCTTATTGATAGTGGTATGGATACAGCAGGAGTTGAAGGATCTTTGGCTGTTCTTAAAAAGATGGGACGTGAAGGCGATAAGAATGTATTTTTAATTTCACACAAAGACGAATTAATTGGTAGAGTTAGCAACGTATTAAAAGTTGTAAAAGAAAACGGTTATACCAGTTATGAAAATGATATCGAAGTTTATGAAGAATGATTGAAGACGACACACATGACCGACTAACTAAGATGTATCTTGAATACTTTAAGGAAAACGAGAAGTTTGAGTCAAGAAATTCAGTTAGAACGCACCAGTCAGCAAGACGCTGTTTAAGAGAAATTAGACGTCTTGCAAAAATTCGCATGGACGAAATACACACCATGCACTTGGATAAAAAACTAAAGAACCAAAACGACGAAGGCACAAATTAAGGCTACGGTAAGTAAGTTCATGCAGTGGACTTATGAAGGCAAAACAATAGACAAAATACCAGACGAGTATGAAGGTTTTGTATATCTCATAACAAACACTACTACCGGGCAAAAATACGTAGGCAAAAAACTAGCAAAATTTAAAACTACAAAACCACCGCTAAAAGGCAAAAAGAATAAAAGACGTGGAACAAAAGAAAGCGACTGGCGTGACTACTGGGGTAGCTCAGATAGATTAAATGCAGATGTTGCAAAATTAGGCCCGGACAAATTCACACGAGAAATACTATACCTATGCAAAGGCAGGGGCGAAATGTCCTACATAGAGGCGAGAGAACAGTTTGATAGGCGAGTACTTGAAACAGATGATTACTATAACGGTATTATTAATGTAAGAGTAGGCGGATCTGACAAACTAAAGCAGGCATTGTTAGAACAAGATATTAAGGCAAAACAATCCAACACAAAAGGTTAGCGGGCCAGATTAGTAATACCGCTGTGGAAAAAGCTCTCGTATAGAAGCACACGTACATATTGATTAACACACCAGAGTGTGGAAGCCACCAAACAAATTGGGCTCACCAGTTGATATAGATTGAATGTTGGCAGTCGAAAAACACAAACACAGTACATAAAAACCCTTTAGCATTAGGAACGAAGCGAGGGAATATTGTACACTGTAGTTTACATTATCCTTGATAATGTATATTATAATGTACATAATGTCGACGTAGGTTGGGAAAGGTCAGAGCCCATTGTACTTTGTGTATAAGCAATAACCTACTTCCAATGTCTCGGCTGCGACGACTCACATGAAGTCACCCAAGATTGGATGGAACCGTAAACAGGTTCCGTCTGACTGAAACAATCTACATGAAGCAATTACATTATTACTTCGTAATAATGCTTTAATTCATATCTATCACTTCTATCTAACAAAAAATAGACATGTTTGAGCGTTAGCGAAAACATAAAAGAGCTTTAGCTCTTTTCTAAACATAAATACAGTTAATAAAATTATATCTTTATTAGGAACAACTCAGAATGAATATATTTGAAATAATTAAAGAAGAAGCAACACCTGATGCTGACGTTATAGCAAAATTTGCTGGTGTATCTGATTCGCAACGATCTTACTACATTATGAAGTGGGCTGAAGAAAAAGGTATTAGTACCGACGATGCTATGATTATGGCAGGTTATAAGCGTGGTTCTTATATGGGTGCTGGATCTTATATGTGGGATTATCTTCCTCCACGTAACGAAGGCGACATTGACGAAGCACCTGTAAGTACAGGAAAACAACGTCTACGTAAAATAGGTGCAAAAGTTGCGGGCGCCTTTGGCGCTAAACAAAAGTCTGCAGAGCTTACTGGCAGAGTTGAAGTTGGTGATGATGCAAATGAGCTAAAAACTTCGTTTAGTACTTACCTTGGTAAAATTGGAAAAAATTACAAACAAGTTACTGGTAATGTTTTAGCAAGTTTTCTTAGAAGCAAAGGGTATCCTACATTACATTTACAAGCATTTGATCAAGACATTCTTAGTAAAGCTGATATAGATAAACATATTATGGTGTCTGCACAAAAATATGCACAAGCACCTGGTACAACAGCACCAAAAGTTGCAAGTAAGCAATCAGTTATTGCTAAAGAACCTAAACAGCCTAAAGTTCCAGCTAGTTTAGCAAAGCAAATTAATGGCTTAAATGATAAACAAAAACAACAATTAGCGAGCATGATATGAACGTACAAGAAATTTTAAATGAACAAGATAAAGATGCATACTGTTCTGACAAGTGCTGTGGTGCTGATGTAAAAAGAGCAGATTGTGAATGCTCAGCAGATTGTAAACATTGTAACTGTAACGACCCTGCAGTTAAAGAAGGAGTCTTTGATACAATTAAAGATAAATTTAAAAGTAAAAGAGTTGCTCCTAAGCCAAAACTAAAACGTAATCCTAAAATTAAAGTTGCTAAAGGTGCAGGACAAGTTAGTCGTGCAAGTGATGGTAATGTTTATGTATGGGCATGCGCACAG